AAGCCGGGGCGTTTGATGAGGGGCCAGATCAGCTTTACGTTGACAGCAACTACGTCAATCCTGGGTACGTCACGGGGCTCACGGCCACGCTGCTGCGCTCTCGCTCCTTCGGCGCTGATGCGGGAGCGTTCAACATCACTGGCTTTGCCATCACGGGCACCCGGGGGCAGTTGTACCCCGATCCATCGGACGTTCGCGCAGGGGTTATCTACGGCCCAGGCGGGATCTACACCGGCACCTTGGTGGCGTCCAAGGCCATCTACCTTTTCGATGACTGAGCGCGATTTCGCACTACCAGATTTGTCAAGTATTGGTACACTATTACCTACTTCTTAAACGGCTACAACCATGGAAATGATGCTTTGGAACGCTGCCTTGACCGCCATTGTTGCGATCCTTGGCTTCATGATCAAAGGCAAGTTTGATGAGCTGGGCAGGCTCAATATCTTGCTAAACCGCACTCGGGAAGAGGTCGCCAGGGACCACATCACACGCGCTGAATTCCGCGCCGACATGCAGCAGTTGATCGACAGATTTGACCGCATAGAGCGCAAACTGGACCGCATTGGAACCAGAAGGAGTGACGATCATGCCGGCGACTAGCGCGAAACAGAAAAAATTCTTCGACGCCGCAGCACATAATCCGGCGTTTGCCAAGGCAGCAGGGGTTCCCATGTCTGTTGCAAAAGAGTACAGTGCAGCAAGTAAGGGCATGACGTTCAAGGGTGGCAAGGAACGCCCCGACCGTCAGGTTATCAACAAGCCCAAGACCAGTCACGGCAAGGGCAAACTTTTCACAGAAGGTGGTTCTATGGCTACTCGCAAACCGATGCCTCCGTTTATGGGCAAGGAATCCAAGGCTGAAGAGGCCATGCAAAAGAAAAAGGCTCCGTCTAAGGCTGCTTACAAGAAGGCAGAGATGAAGATGGAGGGCGAGAAGAAGTACGCACGCGGCGGCGGCATCGAGGCCAAGGGCAAGACCAAGGGCAAGATGGTCGCCATGAAGCGCGGCGGAATGTGCAAGTGAGGAAGTCATGACACCCGAACAAATCGCCATCGCAAAGCAAGAAGCCGCAGACGAGCGCAACGCCCCGAAGATTGAAAAGGCGTACATGGGCTCCCTGACATCCACCGAGCCAAAGCCAGCCCCGAAAAAGCCTGTTGAGAAGAAGGCTAAAGGCGGGTCCATTTCTGGAAACGTTTCCAAGATTCGCAAGAGCGCAGATGGAATTGCTCAACGCGGCAAGACTCGCGGAAGGATTGTCTGATCATGGCTAAAGTCAAGAAGTACGCAGAAGGCGCAGAGATCGAGGAAAGCGCCCCTCGGTTTGATGAGGACACTTACGCTCGCGCACGAAAGTGGATGGAATCCCAAGGCGAAGCCGAGTCGGCTCCTGTCGCCAAGCCTCGTGCCGCAAAGAAGGCTGTCAAGCCGAAAGAGTCAACTCGCAAGTCGGACATTGCTCGCGGTGAGGCGCGCAATGCTGCAGCCCAAGAAAAGGTTGAGTCGGAAATTACTCGACGCAACCCCACTCGCTCTGTGTACGGCGAAACCCTGGCAAGCAGCGTAGATCGCTTCATCAATCCCGAAGGAAAGCCCCGTCGCACTGGCGTCGGCAAGTCTCTGCAGCAGATTCGCGCAGAAGAAGGCTATGCCAAAGGCGGCTCTGTGAAGGGTTGGGGTCAGGCTCGCGGCGCCAAGCAGTGCAAGATGTACTGACATGAAAGCCAGCAGGGGCATGGGTGCCGTAAACCCCAAGAAGATCACCAAGCGGGACGGAAACGAGCCGGTCAAGGTCTTCAAGGAAGGCGGCAAGACCCCTGCCTGGACGCGCAGCGAAGGCAAGAACCCCGAGGGCGGTCTCAACGCCAAGGGGCGGGCCTCCTACAATAAGGCCAACCCGAGCAAGCCTGGGTTGAAGCCACCTGCTCCGAACCCAAAAACGGAGAAAGACGCCGCACGACGCAAGTCGTTTTGTGCTCGGATGTCCGGGATGCCCGGGCCGATGAAAGATGAGAAGGGTCGTCCTACCCGTAAGGCGCTGTCTCTTAAAGCCTGGAACTGCTAAATGGCTACCTCTGGAACCGCAACATTCAACCTTGACCTGGCGGAGCTGGTCGAAGAGGCGTTTGAGCGCTGCGGCGCGGAGCTTAGGACTGGCTATGACCTTCGCACGGCTCGTCGCTCGCTTAACCTCATGTTTGCGGCATGGGCGAACATGGGCATCAATCTTTGGACGCTGGAGCAAGGCTCTCAACTTCTCACGCCGGGTACAGCTACGTATACCCTTCCGGCAGACACGGTTGACCTTCTGGATCATGTTATACGTACGGGAGCGGGAAACGCCGCCACCCAAGCGGACCTAACCATCACGCGGATCAGCTCCTCAACCTACTCCAGCATCCCGAACAAACTCACGCAAGCCCGTCCGATCCAGCTCTGGGTGCAGCGGCTCAACACTCCGCAAGTCACTGTTTGGCCTGTGCCAGACTCGGTGCAGCCCTACACTCTGGTCTATTGGAGGCTGCGAAGGATTCAAGATGCTGGCGACGGCGTTAACACTATGGACATGCCTTTTAGGTTTCTGCCTGCTATGGTTGCCGGGCTGGCCTATTACCTTAGCATGAAGGTTCCTGGCGGGCTGGATCGTATGCAGGTGCTCAAGGCGCAGTACGACGAGGCGTTCATGCTGGCTGCCGACGAGGACAGGGACCGCTCTGCGGTAAGATTCGTGCCACGGCAGATGTTCATTGGCTGATCATGGGCAACAAGTTTGCTTCTGGCAAGCACAGTATAAGCGAATGTGATCGGTGCGGCTTCCGTTTTCGCCTGAAGCTGCTGCGCGAGATCGTCATCAAAACCAAGAAGACCAACATTCTGGTCTGCGGGCAGTGTTGGGACCCAGATCACCCTCAGTTGCTGCTTGGCAGCTTCCCGGTGGATGATCCGCAGGCGCTGAGAAACCCACGGCCAGATCGCAGTTACGTGACTTCTGGCACTGGCTTGGATGGCTACCCAAGCATTGGCAGTCGAGATTTTCAGTGGGGCTGGGCCCCGGTTGGCGGAGGAAACTCTGCCGTGAGCAATACGCCAAATGCCTTGGCAGCAACCGGGTATATTGGTACAGTCACCGTGTCCGTCACATAAGGAGCCGACTATGGCAACGCAGCAAGGCAAAAATGTTCCTGTACAAAAAGGCCCCGGCCCTGGAAATCCCGGCAAGACCAACAAAGATATGCTGGCTCTTGGACGCAACCGCGCCAAGATTGCCGCTCAAAAGCGAGGCTGATATGGCTACTTCTCCGTACAAAACCCTTGCCCCTGCTGGCGTCCAAGGCGCTAAGGAGTTCCTGAAGCAGACTCCGCTGACCGTGGGCAACACCCGAAGCGATGAGTATCCGCCGACCAAAACGTCTGGCGTTAAGATTCGCGGCACTGGCGCAGCCACAAAAGGCACGACTGCACGCGGCCCGATGGCCTAATAGCTTATGAACTATACGCAGCTTGTAGACTCGATCTGCTCCACGGTGCAGAACTACGAGACTGACTTCGTCGCGAACATCCCCCTGTTCACGAAGCAGGCCGAGCAGCGCATCTACAACACGGTGCAGGTAGCCAATCTACGCAAGAACGTGACTGGCAGCTTGAGTTCTGGCAACAAGTACCTGTCTACGCCGGGGGACTTTCTCTCGACGTACTCTCTTGCTGTGGTGGACAACACGGGCGCGTACCACTACCTGCTCAACAAAGATGTGAACTTCATCCGTGAGGCGTACCCCACGCCCACGAGCACGGGTTTGCCGAAGTATTACGCCATCTTTGGGCCGCGCTCCGACATTGTGACGGAGCTGTCGTTCATTCTTGGCCCAACGCCAGACGCTGCGTACACTGCAGAGTTGCACTACTTCTACCTGCCGGAGTCCATCGTGACCGCAGGTACGACGTGGCTGGGCGACAACTTCGACTCTGTGCTTCTGTACGGTGTGCTGGTGGAGGCGTATATCTACCTCAAGGGCGAGGCGGATGTGCTGACCATGTACACCTCCAAGTACAACGAAGCGTTGGCGCTACTCAAGCAGTTGGGCGACGGCAAACAGCGGCAAGATGCCTACCGCAGCGGGCAAGCCCGCGTGCCAGTGCAGTAAAGGCACGACATGGCTATTTTTCAAACACTGTGCTCGTCGTTCAAACAAGAACTGTTTGAGGGTGTCCACGACTTCACGGCGGATACGTTCAAGCTGGCGCTGTATACGGCCAATGCAACGCTGAATGCCGACACGACGGAGTACACCACCACGAACGAAGTCACCGACGCAGCGTATACGGCGGGCGGCAACGCATTGACGGGGGCCACTGTGCAGCTATCAGGCAGCACGGCGTTTGTGGACTTTGCAGACACATCTTGGGCGGGCGCTGTTACTGCGCGAGGCGGACTGATCTACAACGCAAGCAAGAGTGACAAGGCAGTTGCCGTGCTGGACTTCGGCTCGGACAAAACCTCAGTCAATGCGTTTGATGTGCAGATGCCTGCAGCCGATGCGTCCAGCGCCCTCATTAAAATTACCTGATGCGGAGCAGATATGTTCACTGACAACACCAAGGCAGGCGGCGTGTTCCGCATCGAGTGCCGCGACGCCGAGGGCAACCTGAAGTGGGTGGACGAGACCCCGAATCTGGTGGTCAACGTCGGCCTGCAGGACATGAACGCCAAGTATTTCACCGGCAGCACGTACACGGCTGCATGGTACTTGGGGCTCTACGGCGCATCTTCCACGAATAACCCCGCTGCTGGAGACACGATGGCGTCTCATGCCGGGTGGACAGAAATCACTGGGTACAGCAACGCTACACGCCCTGCAGCTACTTTTGGTGCGGCAACTGCCGCTAGCCCTTCGGTTATCAGCAACTCGGCGTCTGTTGCTGTGTTCAACATGAATGCCATCAATACGGTCGGTGGGGCGTTTCTCTGTACGGATAACACCAAGGGAGGCACCACTGGGACTCTGTTCTCTGCGGCGGACTTCTCTGCGCCCGGGGATCGTGAAGTGGTGAGTGGTGATGTCATCAACCTCACGTACACATTCAATCTGACGGCGGTGTAATCATGGTTGACGGCGGCTGGGGTTCTGGCTATTGGGGCCAAGCCGCCTGGGGTGGGTCTGTCTACATACCTGATGTAGCCAATGCGGCCACGGCACTAGACACTGCCAGCACTCGTCTTCAGTTTGGCTCCGCAGTAACGAACAGCGCGACCGGGCAGGACGTTGGTACCACCAGTACCATATACCAGTCCGCCGCATCAAACCAAGCCACAGCACAAGAAATTCTCAACGCGGCGGCAACTTTCCAGGCCAGCATAGCGGACGCGAGCGCCGTTTTTGATGAGGTCTCTGCAGCGCAGGAGTTTGCCGCAGGAGTGGCCGAGGCATCCACGGCGTTTGATACCGTATTCTCCCAGGTGGCGTTTGGCGCGACGGTTGCCGCTGCAGCAACGGCACTCGACTATGTGTCGATATGCCTGTTGTGGGAAGTTATAGATGACACGCAGACATCAAGCTGGCAAAATGTGCCATCGGCTGCGGGCGGGGTGTGGAGTAGCGCAACGACAAGCCCGGTGGAGAATTGGCAGAACGTACCCGCAGCGCCAAGCAACTCGTGGAGTAGCATCAGCACCGATTCGGCGCAAAGCTGGACAAACATTCCAGTGTAAGGATTAAAAATGGCTAGTACGTATACCACAA